GTTTCAGGCACGTGTGTGTAAGATTTTACACCCCATACGGGTCGGCGTTCCTTTCTTTGGCTGACTTAGAGGCATGGCATGAATTGCATAGCGGCTGCAAGTTTTCCGTATCAAAGAACTCGCCACCCAGTCGCACGGGTTTGATGTGGTCCACCATCTGCGCCAAGGTAATTAAACCGACATCCTCACACGCTTTGCATAACGGTGATGCTTGTAACACTGATGCGCGAAGGTTGCGCCAGTGTGTAGTGTGGTATCGGGGCTCAACAAATGCGCCCTTGGTATACTCACGGCGAGGCTTACCGCCCTGCTTAGGTTTGTTTAGTGATGGCATTATAGGCGTGGGGTTAGATCTTCGGTGTACATGGTGCGCGATCCAGTAAAGTGGACCGGGATTGTATGGCATTCGCCGTGCCTGTTCTTAGCTACAATAACCTCAGCCTCTTCTATCTCGTGTTTCTCTCCGCTGTAGTACGCAGGTCGGAAAGGAAACAGCACAACGTCTGCGTCTTGCTCTATGCTTCCGCTCTCCCTTATGTCGGATAACATGGGCCGCTTATCGCTTCGCTCTTCACACTTACGGCTTAACTGAGCTAACACTACTACAGTAATCTGTAACTCTTTGGCTAATAGCTTGAGGCTTCTGCTTATCTCTGCTATCTCCTGTTCTCTGTCTCGCTTAGTTCCTTTGATTAATTGGATGTAATCAATTACCAATAAATCTAGGCCGTGTTTGGCTTTATGAATCTTGGCCTTGCTGTTCAACTGTTGTATCGTGCAATTTGGTTCATCATCTACAAAAAACTCTACATCACTGGCGTTGACTGATTCGCATAGCTCCTGCAGTTCGTTATCTTTTAGCGTGGCGTTTCTGATCTTCCAGTTAACAATCTTGGTAATGATGGAAAAATAACGCTTGGTTAACTGCTCACTTGACATTTCTAAGCTTAAAAATAACCCTTTGCCCTGTTGTTTAGCAAACTCATACATAAGCGATAAGGCTAGCGCTGTTTTACCTTGCCCAGGTCGTGCAGCCATTACAATAAAGTCGCCCGCATTCCAACCCCCTAGAATCCTATCTAATGACAGCCACCCGGTAGACTTTCCCGTTATCCTATCGCCGCGCTTAATGGCCTCGGTTATGTTGTCGACCATGGCAGCGCTCAGTTTATGGATGCTAACTGGGTCGTGTATGGTTGTGAAACGTGAATTATCCAATAGCGTTTGAATGCTTGCCATTAACTCGGTAAGCGGTAATGTTAAATCTAATTGCCCCAGGTCCTCAATCAGTTGTTTTTGTAAGTAACGGTGTTCTAATTGTGGGATGTAGTCGCTAATGTTGGCCACATTGTAGACGTTTTGCCCGATGAAAATAACCTTAACACGATCGTCATGGCTCATGCCTTCCGTTAGGCTCATGTAGTCTATTGGCTCGTTCTCAAAGTATTTTTTAATCATGCGGTCCACCACTGTGCGGTTTAGCTTATTAGCAAACCATGCCGGCTTAATCCTTGGCAGCAATGCCCGGGTCTGTTCGTAAAATAGGAGCTGTCCTAATATGTATTCTTCGAGGTTATTCATATTGGTTTGGGTTAAACATTTGTCTTTGCTTTACTGGTTGGTCTGCTTTACTTATCCAAAAATCTGCGGCCGACTTCCAATTTGTTATCTTGGTTTTATTTCGCATCCAGTTGGCGCTGTCGTAATAATTGTAAAACGCTAGCGCTTGCTCTTTGCTCATTTTGGCGTTAGCAAAGTAGTCAATGACTTGTTTTTTTTGCGGCGCAGCCCATAAAACATTATCCTTATCATTCCCATTTACATTATCATTATCATTATCATTTACATTAGGTTCGGTTTCGGTTATGGTTTGGTTATGGTTTGGTTTGTGTTCGGTTATGGTTTGGTTTTTTGGTCGGCCTCCTTTGTTGCCATTTGTATAGCGTTTTTGGTTGGCATCTAATTGGGGTTTTATGAGCTTAAACACCGTTGAAACCACCCCTGTTAATTTGGGCTCTGTTTCGTCTAGACTGTAGGCAAAAATTGCATTATATGCCTGGGCTTGTTGCTCAATGGGCAAATCTTGGATAGCCTCATAAAATGAGCGATAAAATACAATGCTGTCTCTCATGGCTCAACTTTCCAATCTGCTCAATATGTGCTGCTCATGGTAAAACTCAAACCCTTTGTTAAACCATTCCTGATGCGCGCGCTTTTCAGCATCTAGGCATTCATTTCGCAGCTGCAATGCCGAGGTTAAAAGTTGATCGTCGTTGATGGCATTACGGCCATACGCTGTTAATAGTTCTAGCATTTTCTGTGCATAGGTTTCGACTGGTGTTTTTTCTGTGTTCATAGGTTTTCTATTTCTTCTTTAACTTCTTCAAAATAATCTCTTGCGCTAAGGTATTGCATCCCATAAGGTCTTAATTTAATTACATCAAGTATCTCATCAACTGCAATCAGCGCGCACGCTATTGCCTCATTTCTCATCTGCAAGCCGACCCCGTCAAACTTATTGACTAGATCCAGCGCTTTCTCTTTCGGTGTCATATCAATTTCTCGTTACCCTCCCCCAACTTAATAAACCCTGAATCCTTCGTTGATCCAGTCGCGCGGATAAAATCAATTTCAATCTTTGCTGAGTTTATAATTACCTGCCCGACGTCGGCCATTGCCTTGGCTGTTGCTATGTCAATATCGCCCTCTTTTAGGCGTTCTAAAGTTTCAAAAAGGTGATCTCTTAAATCGTTAATTTTATTGCGTGCCATTTTTTTCTAATTGGTTTATTTTACGTGTGATTGATTTTTTAATGTGTATAACTTGCTTAATCGGCTCAGGCAAATTTTGGATGCTATTTTGTAGCATGTGGGCCTTTCTGTCTATTAACATCAAATTCTCTATGCAGATATTTTGACGGTTGCCATCAATAAACCGCACAAACTTTCCGGCTGGTATTTCGCCGTGATGCTGTTTGTAAAGTAGCACATGCACAAACTCAAAGCCGTTTTCTGTCTTTTCTACCAAATAGCCATCCCTGGTACTACGGTGACCGATTGGTTTCGTGTTGTGTGGTGTTTGCCCTTTCTTAAATTGGGTTTCAACGCCGCCGATTTGTAAGCCTTTCATTCCTTTGTTCCAAGACTTCATACCTTTTTGGAATTGGGTGCGTTCATGGCCCTTGTATGTGTCTTTATAGTGTTGTAAAAGCCATTCAGCATTCTTATGCAATCCGACCTTGTTAGCACGGTTATAAACTTGGGCAATTTCGCAGTTAAAAACCTTGGCTAAATCCTTGCAAAGCGTCGTTGGGTAAAGTTGTCGCAGCTGCTCGGTTTCCGCTTCTGTCCATCGTTTCCGTTTCATTCTTTCAACGCATAAGTTACATGGATGTCGTGGGCTTTCTCGCCTAAAATTGTCTGCTTAAACGCTTGTTTCATTGCCTTCACCCAGTTTGCCTGCGGGCTGCCGATTTGTGCAACAAACTGCTGCACTTCTGGGCGCTCAAAACTGCGGTCTGTGTGTTCTATTTCGATTGTGATTATAAAGGTTTTCACGCTTTCACCTCCTCAATTTCAGCCAATTCAACCTCTTCGATTATATCTACTTCGTCGGCTAGTTCAGCCAGCACATCGTAATATAACTGCGTTTCGTGTTTGTAGCCAAGTTTCAAATAATTCTCAAACTGATCTGCGCCGTGAATGCCTGTCGAATGATCCTTACACAGAAACCCCGCAAGCTTTGACCATTGTATTTTCATCTCATAACGGCCAACGTAAAAAAACAACTGTCGCCCGATCACATAATTGCGCCTACGCTGTGGGCTTACTAATTGCCCTGGTGTTATGTCACACACCCTGCAGACTGCTTTGCATAAACGCGACATGTTGCGAGGCTGTGGCTTTTTCCAATCAATAAGCGGGTTAATTAGTTCGCCCTTCAGTTCGGTAATTTCACGCTCGTGCTTCTGTATTAAGGTTTCTAGGTGACGCTCTAAATACGCCACCTTTTGCCTGCACTTTGCGTAAGCGAGTAAGTAGTTAGTTTCCAGTTCCATTTGCTTTGCGCTTAGCTCTCCATGCTTTTTTGTACTCGCTATTTTTTCTTTTCGCCTCGCCTGCTTTCCATAGCTCGGCCCTCATCTGCTCCATTTCATGAGCGTGCTGCATCATAGCCCTAGTTAAATCGTCGCTCGTTTCGTGGGCAACCTTGGCCCAGGTCTTTGAAACATCTTGCACGCTTCTAAGCTCAGCGCGTAGGTCCATAATGGTTAAATTGTAGTCGTGGGCCCTGCGGCTCTCTTCTTTGTACATTCCTTTCAGCCCCTTAATGTGAGCCATTTGCGCTTTGATTGTGCCAATGCTTACGATGGCAGCCAATGCGATGCTGGTGTAAAATATGTAGATCATAGTTTTTTGTTTTTAACGTTGTCAAATTCTAAATATAACGCCCTTACTGTGCTTGGGCTTCTGCCTAGGCGGTCGCCAATGGCTTGCCAGGTCTTGTTAAAATCATCACGAAGCACAGCCACAGCCCAAATCATTGGAATAGTGTTTTTATAGTAGGTTTTTTTGGTCATTTTATTGGCTATCTATAAAGGCTGCGTAATCTCTAGCATCCTTTTCGTTTTCAAAGGTGGCAAGCAGTTCGCCTGCATAATATACCCGCCATTTGGATATAAAGTTAATCGTCGCCTTCACTACTGTTGCCTTCATACTTATATCCCACATAAGATTTTAACTCGTCTACACCTGATCTGTACAGACCCTCATAATACTTTTGCCCACCGGCTTGCCCTCCAGCTGCGTTATAGGCCTCAATAATCACGTCGGCCTCTTCTTGCAGTCGTTTGTGCAGTTGCTTTAACGCCGCCGCTATTGCATCGCTAGCCCGCAAGTTTTTGCCGTGTCGCTCAATGAATTGGTAATGGCTCTGCAAAGCTTGCAAATCCAAAATAAGCTTTTCTATTGGTGTGTTCATTTGTCGGCCCTCCCTTTGTACATTTTGCGCTGTAGCAGCATTTGCGAAAACTCGTTAAACTCTGGGCGGTACTCATCCCGCTCAAACTTGTAGGGCTGTGCCTCAGGGGTTTCGATTCGGCGCTTACGGTTGCGCTTAATTACGTGGCTTCCGTACATCACCGCAATGGTGACAGGCGTAGCAATGATTAAATAAATGATGTCTAAACTCATAGTGTTTGTATCTTGTGAATGCAAACTAATAACATACAATTCACATAAGCAAGAAAAAAACAAAAAACTTTTACAAAAAAGTAAAGCCCCGTATTTCTACGAGGCCCTTTATGATACAGAACACCCAAGCTGTCAAACCTCGGCGCTACAAATCTACGGCATTTCTTCTATAGCCTGATCGATCTGTTTAGCCAGGCGTAAACTTTTTGGCTCGGCCCTTTCCCATCGGGTCAATAATTCGCGGTCAATACCCAGTTTATTACAGATGGCATTTAACGAAGTGCCCTTTTCGATACACTTAATTTTCCAAACTTTAACAATGTTTTCCTTATACATACCACAAATATACAAAAACATTTCGTATTTTTGCCATCATGAAAGTGAAACACATACTGTCAAAAAGCCGCTTGGACCTACTGAGAAAAGCCCCGGTCCTGTATAAACACAAATACATAGACGGCACCCTGCAAAAGGACGAAGATAGCCCGGCACTTATAATGGGCAAGGCTGTGCACTGCAGAATCTTAGAGCCGCAAGAGTTTGGCAAGCGCTACACCATTGCCCCACAGATTGACCGACGCACAAAAGAAGGCAAAGAACTCTGGCACCAGTTTGCCATTCAAACCGAAGGGCTTACCATCTTATCCAAAGATCAAGACAAGCAAATAGAAGCCATGGCAAAGGCCATTTATGACCATCCTGCGGCTGCCTATCTTTTAGCAAAGCCAGGCAAAAGTGAAATTATGGTTAACTGGCAGGACAGAACCCTAGTCGATTGCCGTGGGATCATTGACCGGTTAACTGATGACGGTTTGATAATTGACATTAAAACCACAGACGACGCAAGCCCCAAAGGTTTCGCAAGATCATGCCATAAATATCGCTATCATGTGCAAGCTGCGTTCTATTCCGACGGCGTGCCGAATAGCCAGGGCTTTTTCTTTATTGCTGTTGAAAAGTCCGAGCCGCACCTGGTCGGCGTTTATTACATGACGGCAGAAGATATGCAGCGAGGCCGTGAAGAATACCAACAAGATATTCAAACATTTATCGAGTGCGTAAAACTAGACGAATGGCCTGGCTACGGCGATACAGTGCAACCCTTAACACTTTTTAACTATGGAAAATAAAACAGAAATTACCCCCTTGTCAAACTTTGACCTTGCCCAACGTGAGGCCAAAGCCCTGAGCGCCTCCGACCTTGTGCCAACACAGTACAAAGGTAACGTTGCAAACACCCTTGTGGCCCTAGAAATTGCCCACAGAATCGGGGCCAGTCCGCTAATGGTTATGCAAAATCTGCACATCATTCACGGCCGCCCTTCATGGTCTAGCACTTTCGTAATTGCAGCTATAAACGGCTGCGGTAAATTTACCACTCTTCGCTTTGTTGGCGACTTGGCTAAGGGTATTAAAGCCGTCTGTGTAGAAAAGGCCACAGGCGAGCCCGTAGAGGGTCCTATTGTCACCATGGACATGGCCAAGGCTGAAGGGTGGGTGGACAAATCAGGCAGCAAATGGAAAACAATGCCCGAGTTAATGATGCGCTACAGAGCAGCGGCGTTTTTTGGCCGTCTCTATGCGCCCGAAATTACTATGGGCATGCACAGCGTTGAAGAAATCGTGGACATACAGCACGAAGAGCCCAACGCTGTGGCCGAGATAAACAAGATGATTAGCCCAAAGGGTTAACCAGGTCCTTGCTTTCAATTAGCGTATAACTAAAGCGGTTGCCATGCAAGGCGGCCGCTTTTTTTGCAAGCAACATAAACTCGTTGAAATCTGCAACACGTTTGAACACTTGACAGCCGTGGCTCCAGTCATCTACCCGGGCAGAATCCACACCGGCTTTGTGGATGTTAATACCAAAAACGCCCGTTTCTTTTTTATCCTCTTGATAGATCCCGTCTTTTGTAAAGTCACGATACACGGTTACAGGTCCGCATTGTTTTAATGCTTCATACTTTCCCTGGTGCAATCCGATGGCATGGCTGCCCCGGTATTGGTTTGGAACTAGGCGAGCAGTGCCGCCGCCGTTGTCGCAGGTTGCTGGCCATTCTTTTACAACCCATCCGCCGCCCTGCTTGTAGGCAACAATAAGCTTGTCGTCGAATGCGTTGGTTACTTTCTTGCCAGTGTCGCTGTTGCGCACCCCGATTATGTTCAAATTAAACTCGCCATTTTCAAAAAAGGCGTAACCCTTGGCGGCCATTGTGGCCTTTAAAATTGCTATATTCATAAGATCAAAGTTAAAATAAATGCTGCAGCGATTACATAGGTCACGCGTCTAAGTCTTATATACTTATTGTCACGCATTTTAATCTCGTTTAAAAGCTTATCCTGTATGCGCCCTTGGGTTTCTATTACTGCGCTGTCTATCTTGCGGTATTCGCGACATAGTGCAAGATTCTCACGGGCCTCTGCGCCCTTAATCAAATAGTAATTACTTGCCGCTGCTGTCGAGCTGTCTGTGCATTGCGATAAGCCGTAGCGTGGTGCCGCAGCTAGTATCGCCAGTAAGAGATATATAAAGCGTGTCATATTTTTGATTGATTACAACCTGGGTATCGTGCAGCGTTTTGTATTTCAGTTTTAATTGATAGATCGTGTCGAGCTCCTTGTCGATTACACGAATAGCCGGACCATGCACGAGGCGCTCTATCTTTGGAACTGCGTACTCAACGTACAGAATGCCGCCTACAAACAGCAGAACAAACAGTAAAATAGTTAAACTATTCTTCGTCATTCTTTTTGCCGCTGAACTTGTCAACTGATGTGAAACCTAGGGTTAAAATAGTTACCCATTCAACAGCTGCTACCAATTCCTTACTAGGTGCAATCTCTTGCGGGCTCATGCTGTTGTGCGCCATAGTTCCAAACAGAACAAACGCGCCAATGATTCCCACAAAACGCTTGCTGCTTAACTGGCCGTTGTCGCCCTTAAAAATCTCTAATAGTTTTTTCATGTTATCTACCTTGGCCGCGATACCTTTTCGCGGGTTTGTTATTCTTAGAATGTACGCCCTTGTTTTTTCTCTTGGGCTTTGGTTGCCAACTTGCCGATGCTGTGCTTTTCGCCTTTGCCATTTTACAAGCCGTTAAGTTTTAACATATTGTTTATACTCAGCGTGTCAACTATTGGCTCGCCTTTGGCTGGCATTGTTGTATCTACTCCGCTGTAAACCATTCGCGCAGCGTAAACCTCGGCCTTAGCCTCAGCAGCTACAACTGCCTGCTTTAACTCTTCTTTTTCCGCCACCTTGCTCTCTACCATTTTCTCACCCATTTCGTGTGCCTGAGCAGTTGCAACAGACGCCTCTTGTAGATGGCTGCTAATTTTTTGTAGCATTAAGTCTACCTCATCCACTGGCACGGCTTTGCTCTTTGGCTGTGGAACTGCGACAATAGCAACAAATAACGAGGCGGCAAAAATCAAAGTAAAATGTTTCATAGTTTTCTCATTGTATTCATTATACGAATTTCGGTAATAGCAGCAGCAAGGGCGCTGTCGGACTTTTTAAGGGCGTAGCTTAGTCGGTCAATCTTTAAATCTAGAGCGTCTATTTTCTGGTTACTCTTTTCAATCTGCTCTTTATACCCTGAACGAAGGTCGACATACAAATAGCTAACAGCCAACAGCATACAAAAAGCCACGGCAGCAATCGGGTTTTTACGAAATTGGTCAAAGCTAACAGGTAGCGCATTGGGTTTTACTTTTGGCGTAGTCATTATTTAATACTTGTTATAGGCTCAGGTAGTTTGCAATAGTCCGACTCTGGAAACTTGGCACAATACCCCTTCAAATAAAGTGAATCATCCCCGCTGAATGTGTGTATTCCCATTGGTGGAGGCCAAACCTCAAACGGGGCGAATGATGCGGGTGGTTCTGCATAAAACAGAATGTCTACCGCCCACTTGTCGCTCAAAACGGCGGGGGTAACTATTGTCATTTCATCCATTACGGCGGGCGTAATCACAATAAACCCAATTTCAACAACTGCACAATCTTTCCAAGAAGTTGTTTCCGTTCCGTCGGGTGTGGTTGTGGTTTGCTCTATTAACTTGCGAAGTGTTGCCCATTGTGTAGGGGTGAACTCGAATTTAGCGAAAGTTTTCATTTTAGATGGTGGTTAGTGATGCAAGTTCGGCGTTGGTTAGGCGGGTTTTGAATAGGATGGCTTGGTTAATACCCGCGTTTATATTATATGTGTCATTTGCATAAAATTTACCTACAAACAATCTTGACATTGTTGGAACAGTTCCGCTTGTGTCAGTTCCCACTTGTGTGCCATTTAAGTAAACTGCAAAATCATTTTGTTTATATGCAAATGCAATTTTTTTGCGACCAACTGCTCCAATACTTCCTGTGATTGCAACTTGACTCGTAGATGAATTGTATACTTCAAAAAGTGTTGTTCCATTTGTTTGAATCCACATATACAATTCATTGCCAGCACCTCCATCTAATGAAATCGGGATAATTCCACCACTTGAATAATTGCCGTTAAAATCAAAGTCAATAAAAGCAACCCCCTCCGTCTGCCCAATCAACGAACTTATCCCCGTCTTGCTACAAGCATCCGCCACCCTTGTGGCACTTGCTGATGTGGTTGGTATGTAGGATGTGGGGTAGGATGATTCTTCGACTTGTGCGCCCCAAATGTAAATTGATTGACCGCTACCCGCGTAAATTGGTGCGTTATTTGAAAATAAACTACCCGTGAATCCCGCGCGGTCACTTGTGCCAATCAAAGGGTAAAAATTCGCCGTTCCGCTTGTCATTGTTCCCGAAATAATACAACGATAATAGCCATTACCGACACTTTGAATTGACGCGCTTAATGTACCATCACCATTTGTTTTGGTTGCGCTAACCGTTCCCGTTTGTAAATCAAAAATTGCAGAATAGCAATGAGAATCACCCGCATTTGTAACACTCATAAACAAATAACGCAATGAATTTTGTTTAGCATAAAGCGACAAAGTTCTCGTAGTTGCCAAATTGCCGTTCAATTCGCGATAAATAATGTGTCTGCCTGAGTTAGCATTGTCAATAATACTATCCGCATTCTGCGTTCCGTCGGGGCTTGTTGTAACATTTGCCCCAACACTAACTTCTACTACTGACCAATAAGCATTATCAAACTGTTCACTATAACTAAACAAATTCGTACTTTGCTTTTCAAGTAGTAACGACGGACACCCGCCCCCGCCATTTTGATAAGTTAGGCGTGGAACATTTAGGCGGTCGGTAGTGGGGAAATAGGGTTTGGCGGTTGAGCCGATGTTTAGTTGTGCGCCCCACGCATATACGGTACGCGTTCCCGTTGTGGATGATGTATAAAATCCGCAAGAATTTGCTCCGCTTAATAAAGTTGCTGTAAGGGTTAAACGAAACCAACCATTGCCCACGCTTTCAATTGTTCCCGTTCCTACACTTACCGTAAATGTTCCATTGTCAAAATTTATTTCTCCTAATGCTTTAAATCCACTTGCACCAAAAGTTTGGTATATATAAAGTGAAATTAAATTTGTAACATTCTTTTTTAAATAAACTGAATATGTATGAATACCTTCATTTGTTGACACAATTTCATAGGTATTCATATTGAAACTTGAAGCCACGCTAATTGTGTCTGCGGTTAATGTTCCATAGGGTGCGGTTGTAGTATCGGCAATAATTGAATTACCCGCCTCTTTTGCCCAAGCAGGATTGTCTATTTGCTCCGAATAGGTTATCAAATTCCACGGACATACCTCAACCAATCCCGCACTATTTACACGGGTTCCGTTGGATGCTCGGGTAAAAGATAGGTCGCCGCTTCCGTCAGAAGGGACAACGCTGTACACTGTGTCCTCTTTATACCCACTGGGTATCATTACTAAGGACGCACTATTTAATAAGTCGCTCATTTTTATAAGTTGTTAAGTTTTCGAAGTAAGCAGCCGATGCCTTCGTAATAGCCACCGTCTGCAGTTACACGCGCTTTATACAACTTAACCAGAGCCCAGCCCTGACCTTTGTAAGCTGTCCCTCGCGTGCCAATTCCGAGGTTTTGAGTTACTAGCATTTTTTAATAACCAATTACAGAGCCGCTGCTAATAATGAAGCCAGTAATTTTGTTGCCCTTACCTGCTGGCAAGTATGCCCCCTGCTGAAAAGTTACTCCCGACATACCCCTTGCACTTAGTACATTGGTGGCCGTGCCATTCTCTTGGGTTACGGTAAAAGAAGTAAATACAGTGTCCTCGGTAGGTACAACTGCGTCATAACTAACTGAGGTAACTGTCGCAGCCGCGTGGTATTTAAAACCCTGCGAGCCTGCAATAATGTCTGCGCTTGCTTGTGCCATAGTACCCGCAATTTACAAACACATTAAAAGCAAGGTGTTAACAAATTAAATGCTGCTAATAATATACCACTGGGAGCCGTCGCTTATAATTGTCTTGCTGCCGTATTGTGAATTTATAGTAGTTGTACTTGAGCCGTTTATATTATACGCGCCGCCGCTTATAGTCACTACATGCGGGTTAGCTTTTTTAATAAAGTAGTATTTTTTGCCTTTGCTCTCTGTGGCGTTTGGCAAGTTCACAGTTACATTACCGTCAGCAGTATTACAAATAATTAACTCGTAGCCGTTAGTAATTGTGTGCGTTCCGTTGGTGTATACCACAGAGGCGTTATGCTCTTGGAGGTGCCAAGACATCTGCTGTGCTGCATTGTCAAAATGCACCATTACCTCGTAACGTGTGTTAAGCGTTGGTGTAGTTGCGGGCGCACCATCGGCATCGTTTACCAGGTAATTAAGAACTAATGCAGGCGTGCGCTGTACCGAATCGTTTAGCCTTCCTATCTGCTCGTCTTGGTAATTAACACGATCCTTTAAACCAGTGCCAACTTTAAGCCCTTCGCCTGATGAGGTTAGCCCAGTGTATATTGGAACCAATCCCAACCACTCGCCAGCCCATTGCTCGGACCGTGCAGTATAAACAGCGCCGTTTATTAACCATTTGTAATTATCAAAGTAGAGTGATTTGATGGCCGTCAAAGTTCCTGCATCTGCCCACGTGCCCTGTATTGATGGCACAAAGTCCTTGTACAATCCCGCAATGCCTTGGCCTAGCATTTCGGTAGGCGTGCCATGTGTCACAGAATCCCAACCACCACGCCAATCGTCAGCAATTACCCACTGGTTACTTGAGTTGTAAGCCTCTATGTTTCCGATGGCATATTTGCTAGAGCTGCTGTAATACTTTGGCTCTAAAATTATCGGCGTAGAATTAACGGCATTCGCGTTGTCGGGCGTGTAGGTTTCAGTTATGTTAAAAGTAAAATCGGGGTTTTTGTAGGGCGATGCGTCCGCAAAGGCTAATTGAATAGATCCCCAAAATGGTTTAAAAAATTCATTGTATGCACCCGTGCCGCCAAATATATTATATTTCTGTTTAACGGCTTTAACCCAGTTTATTTTAACCTCTAAAATTGTAAAGCCTGCAGGCGGGCTGCTTACTTGTTTGTCAAAAACAAAGCTGGTCCAGTTGCTATTTTGAAAGTCGTTAGCAATCGTTTCAATAAATGTGCTAGTAGGCGCAGACGCAGCGCTAACCCATAGCAAAGTATTTAAATCTAACACCCGGTAGCCAGTGCCTCCATCCCTTAAATAAATTGTAATTGCTACATCCGATTTATCCTCTGGGCCCGTTGGCGATGTGGTAAATGTATGCCGTGCAAATTTAACAGCAAAGCGGATTCTTAAAGGTGCTTCGTCTGGCGTTGTTCCAGTTGGAACCCCTGTAAATGTTTTGGCAAAAAAAGTATCGGATTGGTTTGCATATGTTCTGTATGCAGTAGCACCTAGCATTCGCTCTGTGTCAATCTGCACGTACTTAGCAGCTGCCTGGTAGCTTAGTGATGGTTTGGCTATCCATTGCGGGCGTGTGTCGTTACCAAGTTGCACAGCGTGCGTGTAGGTGCCGGTTCCAATATATTGCAGCGTGTAATTAAACTGGCGATAAGCAACAGTTGCATCTAGGTATTCAGTCGCAGAAACAAGCCAATACTTTCCAATCTCTAGCATAAATCTAGCCTGCAATATTTCACAAACTTGCTTTAGTGCAGCCTTGCAATCCATCATATTACTTTCCGCATATTGGAAAGCAGAAATGTCGGTGGCTTTAATATCTTTAAATTGGTCGTAATCGTCGACAAATGTATTTAGATCAACCTGCAAAAGGTCAATGCCTTTGCGTGTAGCATCCAAAGAAAACGGCGCAACAGCGTCTCTAAAATAATCTGTTTCAGTTCCCGCTACAACCCAATAATCTTTGAGCGCCAACTCATCTAAGCACCGACGAAATAACTGTGCTATAGTTATTTTGCCATCGGTAAACCACGAAGATTCTACCTTGTAACCGCTTAGCAATTCTAAACCATCTACAGCACCCAAAGAAATAACAGGCTTGGCTTCTATGGCTTCGCGTTGGAATGTCATTTGATCTGCAAGAACTCGGCCCACGTGCACCAAAGAATTATCTTGGTAAATAAGCACAGCCCAAAATTGTTCTGAGGTTGTGGCTATGGCTTTAAACTCGCCCAGTACAGTATTGGATGGCATGACCCAAAAAGATGTGGAGCGTGAAGGTCGGATGGCATTTTGATAGAATGTGTCGCCTTGGCCTTCGCGTTCTATTTCGTAGCCATTGCCTCCAAGCGTCAACTCAATAGAGGCGTTAAGACCTTGCAATTTCTCAAGCAGACACCCTGCGCCCTCCTGATATCCCCCTGCGGCTTGCACTCGGGCGGCGTAAAGACTTGCCTGTATCTCTGGAGTCGTACCTGTTGGCCCGTCCCAAATCTCAACGCGATGCAGTTTGCCTGTCACGGAATAAAAAGAACCAAAGTATTTTCTAGCCACGGCGTGCGTCTTTATTATATCTTTCCAAAACTATTGCTAAGTCTCGGCCTTGTATTGTAGTACTTGCAATAAACCCGCTGTTGTTGTTATTCATGTTTAGCATTCCCTTCAATTTGTCAAGTGGTGCAATTACCTCTGGGTTAGAACTTGCGCCCGGGTATTCACCAACAAGGCCCAACGTCGGACCGCTAACAATACCACCCTCGGCAAAGGCTTTAACCTCTGGGCCTTGCTTTAACGAATTGCGCACAATGGTTGCGCCTGCAATCAAAGCAATACCAGCCGCCGCCGCCGCCGCTGGGTTTGTTAAAACTAATTTTTGGAAAGCTTGGGAAGCCAAAGCTGTAGCAACTAAAGCCTTACCCAAAGAATCCATGAAAGCAGCAATAGCGCCGAGCATGTTTTTACCGAAGTTCTTGCCAGCTTCTTTTTCGCCTGTTGCTAGATCGCCAAGGAATTGACCAAAAGACGCGGCTGCATCTGCTTGCAATGTAGCAAAAGCAGAGTTTAAAGCTTGCGTTGCTTTTTGTATGTCCTTTGCCGCTTCGCTATAACTTACTGGATTTATTTTTACGTCTAAATATACGGGCGTGTTTGCTGTGCCGGCTTGTAGATTTGCTGCTGTTAATAATTTAGCATCTTCAATGGCTTTCTTTTTTGCCTTCTCGCCTGTCTCAAATCTTTTCTTTTCTAACCATTCTACAAAACTAGCTTCTGCCTTTGCAGTTTCTTCGGCGCTCTTGGCTATTTCTTCATTTTCTTTTTTGGTTTGATCTGCACCTTTTTTTCTTTCTGCTCTTATTTGTTGAGCAGCCTCTATTTGAATATCTAAACCTTTTAAAGTTAATTCATCTTGTGCAAGTTGTAGTTTTTCTGCTAATTCAGCATATAGCTCCGACTCAACGCCTACGTCTTCTTGCATAGACTTGTAGGCCGCAATTCTTTTATTTAAATAAGCTTGTTCAATTTTTAAAATATCCGCTTGGCTTTTGCCTGCAAGTTGCGCCTCTTTCTTTGCGATTTCTTCGCGTTGTTTTAAACGGCTTTCTACAAACTTAACAGCTCGAGAATTGCTTTTTGCTAATTCATCGGCATATTTTTTTTGTGCCTCTTCTGCTTTTTCTGCTGCGTCTGCATTGTCTTGCAATGCGCTATAAATTAAAGCAAGGCCTGCAATAATAGCACCTGCTCCAGTGGCAACCAAAGCGGCGGCATAAGCACGGGCTGCAACTGTTGCTTGCCCTAAAACAAATGTCTGCACTTTTGTTGCTGCAGTGCTAAGCCCCTTCATGAACATAGATTCTTGTTCAAGTGCTTTTTGGATTGCAGTAACTCCATTAACCAACGCAATAGCGCCTTGCAGTTTTACCATTGTCTGCTGTAGCTCTTTGTTTTCTACACCCAACAAAGCAGCAGCGCCCTCTACCGCACTAAACGCCCCAGCAACTGCTTGCACTCCACCCAAGACCGCATCGAGTCTTCTAGTGTCACTTGCAAAATATCCAACCTCAGCCCGTGCATCGCCAATGCTATCCTTAATTCTACCCGCTTGCTGTATAATTTGATTAGCAACCCCGGCAAACTCAGGACCCAAAGCCCTGGCCTCCATGGCTAGGTTTGTCAACTGCCGAACAGTTCCCGCTGTCGGGTTTTTGGTAGCAATAGAAGCAAGCCTATCCTGTATGCTTTTAGCGGTTTCTGCGGCCGCCTCGCTCATCTTCTTGCCGCTAGATTGTACTACACTGACGGCATCGTTAAAACCTTTCTGCAGCTTTTCAATGTCTGCGCCGATAACTATGTTTAAAGACCTTGCCATTACCTTGTGTAATTAATTATAAAGTCCTGTGAAACTTGGTAGACTCCAGCAAACCCTGCCTCGTCGTCGGTTAATTGCACCTCGCTGTCTAGTTCTATTGTTTGACATTTAACGCCGTTAAAAGTTGCTGGCAATGTAGCAGCCTCAAACGCTGCCCTTACTTGCTCAGCGACCGCCGTAGCGCTTGCGAATGTAGTGCCAAAAGAATTAACCTGCACCCGTGCAAAGTCTGTACGGCTGTGGCTAGTGTTGGTTGGGCTAGTAATTATGCTAACAAGGTTGTAACTTATTGCAGGAAAAGCAGACTCTTGCGGAATGCGCAAGGGGTTTAAGCGTGTACTAACTAACGCCGTGAGCGCTGAGTAATTGCTGAGGATGTTATAGGCTATTTTAATGGGGGCGCTCATGCTATCGCGTCTGGTGTAAGTTTATCAAAGACATGCGAATATAACTTAACTGCTTCGTGTATTGATATAAACTCGGGCTCCTCCCATGGAAAAGTTAACAAGCGTTTCGGCTCGATGGGTTTTTTTAGGTGTGGTGCCATAGTTGTGGCAACGGCCCAGCGTGTAATTTCCCACTGATTGCGATAAGCTTGCGTCTGTGCCTCACGCATTCCCTCAAGTTTTAAGCGCCAATAACGCGGGGTGCATTTCCAAAATTGAGCCTCAGTTAAACCTAACTCCCCATAACTGATGCGCTCAACTTTACGCCAAGTTAACGGAGCGCTGTCGCCCTTGGCTTTTACTTTCCCTCGGGTTCGTCGGTTGCGAAAAAGTCTGTAACGGCTTGTGTAAAAGCGTCAAGTGCTGGCGATAGTTCGCTAAACTTTGTAATGGCTGCGCCTAGTTTTTGAACAGATGCGAATGGTGTCTTTTCGCCCTGGGCTTCGTAGCCCTCAACGATTCCGTAAAATGCGCAGGCTAGCGCAAAGTCCATAGATTTAGCCAGGTCCTTTTGCATGTTTAGATCTGCAAACGATTCCATGCCTGCAAGCTGCATAACATTGCGCAGCGAATTCATGTTAAACAAAAGGGGGTGCTGAACACCCCCTATTTTAATTTCTGTGCTCATGGCACAAATATAATAGTATTAAGCAACTGTGCCAATAGTCAAAGCGCCAGTACCTTGCAATGTGCCGGTGAAAGTTGCTTTGTCGTTATTGGGTGCGCTCAATGACAAGCTGCTAAAAAATGCGGCGCCAGTTAATTTTTGATCGCCTGTGCTGTTTGTGGTCATTACAACAGTTACAGAAGTGCCAGCCAAAAGGTCGGTTAAAATGTCTTTGAATGATTGCCCGCTAGCGCTTACGCTTGCATCTTCTTCAAAGATACCTTCGACGTTCAACGTGTAGCCATACTCGCCAGCGATAAACTCTTTAGCGCCTGCGCTGTCCTTGTTGGTAACGTCGATCATGTCCTTAGAAATGTCGATAGAGTGAGAAGTCGCGTTAGCGATTTTGGTCAATGTGCCTGCTACATCTTTATAGATGCTTATCAGGGTGCCGTTTACTGGTCCAGTAGTTGCCATGGTTATTTGTATATTAAGTTATTTTTCTTTGCTAAGTCGGCTAGGATTCCATCCACGCCTTTTAAAATTTCTTCAGTTACTGCGTTTGCGTTTTGATCTAGTGCCGGGCGCATGAATGGATGCGGCGTTAAACTGCCTGTATAGCGTCCGTTCTTTTGAATCCTTGGCGCTGTGCCATACTCAAACATAACACCCAGGTAAGCGTTGTAGTATTCACGACGCAAACCAATTAGCGCTTTGTCTAAGTTAGTGCTGTCCTTGCTTGTAATGAATCCAATAGAATCGCGCAGGTCGCCCGTGTTAACCGGTGCCAAAGTGCGGGCTGTGTTAATAATGCGCTGGCTGCTTTGGCGAATAACTTTCTGCAGCTTAGGGGTTTTTATATTTTTACCCATAGCCTGCAAGGAATTTATTACCTCAGCCATTCCAGTTATATTAGTTTCAGCCATTACAGTGTAACCTCAGTTTGTAGTTTCAAATATAAATTGCGCTGTAGGTTGGCAATGTTAACAATGTTGTGCGCTATGCCATTCTCAACAACGCGATGCTTAACGCTTATGTCACCGTTATAACGCACTGTGTAATTAACAATTTGTTTGTGTTCGCGTCTGTCGGCGTTCACGTTTTCGTTACCGCTTTCAGCTTCTACACGCTGCGCCCAGGCGGTTGCGTATTCGGTCCACGTTTGCAATTTCTCCCCGGTGTTTGCGTCTGTTGTTTCGGTGTAGCTTTGCAAGCTCACGAGCACATCCATTAACCCTGCATTCATTAGATCATGATTTGGATTTTGTACGGGTCCAAAAGGTAATGGAAACCTAAACTCATTTCTGTTTGAATGGTTCCCGTTACAATGGCCTGTCTGTTATCGTAGTATTGAGCCACCAATAAAAGGGCCGCGTGCTTAATAGTTGCAGGAAAAATTGTATCGGGGTCAACGGATGCCGTGCCAACCGGGTTAAACCCTTCTGTAATCTCAACAATGTACTTAATTGTGTCGTCAGTAATAGAGCTCGGCGCATCTTCAAAGAAAATATTGCGGCTATAGCTGCCCATTGGATCAGGTGAAACCAACCACGAGGCTGAATCAAATGCAATAACGGCTTGTGAATCGTTTACATAACTCACAGAAACAACAGACAAGCAGCGCGTGTTTAAGCGCAGATAATTACCGCTAGGTATATTGAGACCATTAACGGGATTAACGAGCGCAGGAGAGCCTGTATAAGCGTCAAAACCATACTTGGCAGTTCCTTTGCGTATAGAGTAACCCAAATAATTGCTGCAGGCTTCGATTGCCATAGAGATCAGCCCCGAAATATAGGTGTCATCTGATGACGATGTAACACGCAAATGGCTCTTAGCATCCGCTAAACTTAGATAGTCGGTTGCAACATTTGCAAAGGCGGTATAACGGCGGCTGATAAACATTTTATTCGGCGTCTAGTTCGGTTTCAGGGTTCACTGGTTTTGCCTTCTTTTTGGTTGGCGTCAATACTGCAATCTCTTCAGCAACTCCAGCTTCGATTAAAAGCATGGCCTGCTTGGTTTCCAAAATTACTTCTTCGCCTACATTGTAAGACAAATTAAATTGGCCTGTAGGGTTTGCTGTAAATCTCACTTTCATATTGGCCCAGGGGCAGTGCAGTCAAGACCACCCCTAGCACTCGGAACTTTTACGCCCCCGAGCGGGCAGGATATTAGGCTACGATGTCCTTACAAACTGCAAAGGCAGCAGGCTGCAACAAGTTGCAATCTAAGTAAGCATTCAATACAACGTTAGTCAAGCCAGCAGTTGCGCCGCTATAAGGGTCAACTGTCAACTCCATACCACCCCAAGAGGCGATTGCCATTTTAGAGAAATCTCCGAAGATCATGGCAGACAATGTGCTGCTAGAACCTTTAGACAAGTTAGAAGGCACCAAAGTTGAAGTAGCAACTGGGTAGCCGTTCAAGTCCATACCACCTGCAGGCCAGATGAAGTTACCTTCTACACCAGAAGTTTGGCGTGGAATAGTCTGCAAAGCAGCTTTAACCTTTGGGTTAGTCAAGTAAGCAACACCGTCACCGTTGGCGTTTTCTACCGCTTTCATCAAGTTAACAACATCGGCCCAAACTGGAGCGATACCGTTAGCGTTTGTAGCGTTAGAAGTTGCACCACCTGCAAAAGTAACGTTTACGTTTGCGTTGGCAATAATACCGGTAGGCTCGTTAGATCCACCGCCCTTAATAGCAGCAGTTTCCAAAGATTGAGCCATAGCATTCAACAACCAGTTGCGCACGTAGGCGTCAATAGAGTTGCTAGATTGCAACATCAACTGGTTAGAAACCTGAATGTAAGCAGCCAAACGCTTAGGGCTGAAAGTGATTTTAGAAAACGCAGGGCTCTTTTCAGTAGCAGATCCGTTTTCAGTATTCCAACCTGCAGAAGGTACAGTGCTAGCAGTAGGCATATCCAAGTTGCCAACCAATCCGCTCAACTGCTGAACACCCAAACCGCGCAATACAGTCTTAGGAAGCAACACGTCGATAATAGAACCAACAGAAGTTTGAACGTTTACACCACCCTCAGAACCTGAAGTACCGCCAGTTACTGACATGTCACGCTTGAAAACTTCAGAAGGGATTTTCATAGAGTGAGCGCTAACGCTTACACCGCTACGCTGGTACTCGCTAGAAGCCAAGGCTGAAAACTCACCCTCAACACCTTCACGACGGCCAGAGATAGCCATGTCAATGGCACGCTTGAAACTGTACTCTTTAGCCATTTCTGACTTTTCTTTTTCTTCTGAACGGCTAGCAGTGTGGCCAGCGGCTTGGGCTGCAAGGTTTTGCAACTTTTCCAAGGTTTCAACCTCAGCTTTGATCGCACCCAAACGGGCTTCGATTTCGCTCAAACGGTTGGTTTCAGTGTCAGCCATAGAACGCGCTTCGCGCTCGATGGTTGTTTGCAAGGTAGACAATTCGCCGAGCAAACGTCCACGCTCTTCTTTTAGGGCTTTGATTTTATTCATGGTTTTAATTTTGTTTTATAAGTTTTCGTATCTAAGCAGCGCCAATTTCAAAACATCGGCAGCCGCTTGGCTTCTTTTGGCTTCTTCAATTTCACGCTCTTGATCACGCAAGGCAACAACGCTGCGAGCGTCGGCTTCCGTGTCAGCATAAGCGGGATAAGTAACTGGGCTCACGTCGTACAGATCCTCGATCATTGTGATTGTGCGCTTGCCCATGCTTCCGTATTTGGTAGACTCTGACCACTTCTGTTCTTTGATCGTGAAAGCAAATGAGCTCTGCGTAATATCTCCGCGCATGATAGAACGAACGACAGACATGTGCGTGGGGTTCTCGTAGTCTGGCACCCAAGTGTATTCTAAATTACCGTCAGCGTTTACAAACACATTGCAAGTGCTTGCTTTTGTACGGCCCAGAATTAACTCGGCTTCATGGTTAAACAAACAGCGAATGTCGTACTCTTTATTCAAAGCATTGTCAAACGCACCGCGCTCAATTACCTCTTCAAAATATCCCAAATCGGTAACGCTATTAATAACGGCGGCAATGCCTCCGATTTCTTTCGGCATGTTCTCGCCTTCTGATCTGGCTATAACGGTGCCCGTAAATGTGCGCCTTTCTTGTTTCATTAGATTACTTCTGTGTTATTAGTTCCCTCTGGGTTGTTGTTCTTATCGGCTGTGCTCATTAGCTGCTCAATTTTGGCATCCATGTAAGCATCTATTTTACTTGACGGCATTAGGTTTGATTCGATTAGGTATTCGTCGCCGCCATCAAATCCGTTAGCGTCCTCAAACCTGCGCGCCTCATTTCTAGAGAGCCAACCGCCGCGGATGCCCTTGTTATAATAATCTGCTCGCTCGTTGGCGGATGCTCTAAGCAGCGAATTAAAGTTAAATTTAAAGTAATAAGTTAGTTTGTCGTTTTCTGTTAACAGCTTGCGGGCCAATTCCTGCTCGATGTTAATGGCATAAGATGCCAAAGTGCGAGCGTAAAAGTCCTGGTATTCCTGCTCAACGCTAGACTTGATGCCATCCTTTGCGCCAATCATAGAAGCGGGCACCCCGAAAATGCGGGCAATTTCTTCTGCAGAAAATTTGCGAGTCTCTAAATACTGCGCCTCTTCAGGTGACAGGCTTAGCTTTTCCATCTTGATGCCGTTAGGCAAAACAGTGGAACGGCTTGCCCCATCTATCACATCGTCTAAAGATTTCTTTAATGGGGTTGCTTGCTCAGGCTTAATTTGTGCGTCGGATGTTAACAAGAATTTCAAAACGCCGTTTTTATAAACGCCAGCGCTTTGGCTAATTGCTGCTAGATCTATGCCCAAGGTTTCGGCGTGCACCACGATAGGCGACAAACCGACTAGGGGATTATCCCCGCAAAGACCTTTAAAGTGCAACATGTCGGAAGCGGGCACCATGCCCGGGATTCCTTTTTGATTCACCTTGTAGAACAGTTGGCCATCTTGCATTACCGGTGTAACGTAATCAGGCGCAATCGGGTGCAACTCGATGCCAAGGTAGCGAGCATCGCGGTTAATGAATGCGTAAGCGTTACCCTTTAGCGCCAAGTGACTTACCATGTATTTGGTAAAATCGTATTTGGTTTGATAGGCGTTAGGCTCGTTAACCAATGCAGTGGCGTAGTGAACCACGACCTGCTCGCGGTTAGTGCCGTCGTCTTTGTAGAGCTTTAGAGAAAGCCCCGCAATACCGTCTGCAATAACTCTAACGCACGCGTGCACTGACGCGATAGATAAAGCCGTGCGATCGTTAACAGCTTGGCCGCTTTTTGTTTGGTATCCAAAAACATTTTGTAAAGTATTTATAAGCCAATCCGTTGGCTGCGATAGACTAGATCGCTTTTCCTTTCTTGGCTGCCAGAATCTTAAATTCATCGGGTGCAAATTACAACTAGGTTAAATTTTATGTGTTAACAAATCTTATTTATTCCGTCCTTGGCTTAGCCATCTAGAAAGTGCTGCACGAAATACATCATAGTTTTTATAACGCCTCACGCCAAACTTGCCAAAATACTTTTCCTCTGTGGCGTTGTAAGCATCCTCGTAGGTCCGATATTTCGGGAGGTTGTTGTAATAAACTTGCATGTAGTCGTCTAGAAATTTCATAAGCTTAAAAACCAAAATTCGCTGTTTTGCTCTTTGGCTGCGTCCTGCATGCAAGTGCCCAAGGCCATAACTATACTCACAGGCCCGTCGACTTTGTCGCCGCTCTTAGCCTTATTTATTTTAATGTTGCCTGCTGGGTCCTGAGTTAACAATATATTGCCCATCATCCAGCGCGTCACTGGGTTGCCAGCGTGCCTTAGCATTCTGTCTTTAACAAGTCGCTCTAGTTCTTTAGTCGGTGCCGACATTGAAACAAACCCCTGGCCAAAAGGAAACATGGCAAGCCCTTCGTTTTGCAATTCGATTACAAGCTGCGACGCATTGAATCGGTCGAAGGCTATGTCTTTAATATCGTAACGCTGCGCCAGTTCAATGATGCGGGCTTTGATGAAAGCGTAATCTGTAACGTTGCCCTCGGTTAATTCTATAAAGCCATCGGCTGCCCATTGGCGAATCGATGCCCCGGCTGCGTCCTTGCGTTTGTATGCACTTTCAGCAGGAAGCCAATACCAGGTTCGCACTGCGTTAAGGCTTGGGAAGAAAAGCGAGAAAGCGCAAAAGTCGCCGGTGCTTGCTAAGTCTAAACCGCCGTAGCAAAGCTCGCCCTCTAGGTCGTCGTCGCCGTCGCATAGTTTCCAAAGGCTGTCACTAATCCAAGTCTGGGCTGTATCTGTCCAAACGTTTAGCAGCTTGGTTTTAAACTCAACCTCTTTATGCACAAACTCTTTGGCCTCTGTAAGCGCTTGCTCTAATTGCCGAGGGTAAACTGAAATCCCCCAGTTAGGATTTGCTTTGGCCCACACTGCAGGGTCGGTCCAGTCGTCGCCTTCATCCAGTGTATAGATCACAGAAAAAAGCGCATCGTCTTTAATTGCACCGTTTAAAACATTGGCACAATACTGCCGATGCTTATAGCAGGGTGCCTCACGATTAAAGCCTGCCGTTGTAATTGTAAACAGCAAAGGCTGGCGCCTTGCACCCATTGAGTTACGAATTACATTATAAAGCTCGTCGTTTGGGTGGGCGTGGTATTCGTCGATGCAGCAAAAGTGCGCATTGAGTCCGTCCTGTTTGCCCGGGTTCCATTCGAGCGGTTTGTAAATAGATTGCCCATAAAGAATGCGGCGGTTATTAACAGAGTTGTTAACAGTCAGCGCTTCATTTAGCCAGGGCAGATTTTGACAAACCCGCACAGATTCACCAAACACCATCATAGCCTGATCTAACTTTGTGGCTGCGCTGTAAACCTGAGCCGCTGGCTCGTCATCCGCAATAAGACCGTAAAGCATAACGGCGCTGCTAAATGTAGACTTTCCGTTTTTGCGTGGAACTTCAACATAGGCCCGGGTGAAACGACGGCTGCCATCCGCATTGAGAAACCCAAACAGATTCCAAACAATAAACGCCTGCCACCCTTCTAAGATAAAAGGTTTGCCAGCGTAATCGCCCGTCGTGTGTTCTAGGTTTTGTATAAACTCAACGGCGTGCTGTGCCAAATCTTCGTTAAATGCCCAGTGCCCGCGGTCGTTTTCATAACGAGCCACAGCGTTGCGCACGTGCTCGCAAGCAGCAATGCGCCCGCTACCTATCCCGTCGATATAGTCGGCGACTATTTGCACTGCTGAAAATAGGCCAACGCCTCAAAGGCAAGTTTTTCATTTCGGTAGTAGAAAGCATCGCCTGGCTTTCCGAACTTGTCGCAAACGCTTCCGTTTAGGTATACTGCAAATTGCTGATCGCGTTGGCGCACTTGGTAAATAACAGGCTCAACGATTTTAACGCTAGCCGTTTCAAAGGCTTTTGTGCTTATGGCCTTTGTAATTGTCTTTTTAGTTGTCATGCTGTTTTGGGTTTTTTTAATAGATCTAATTTAGTTGCAGTCTTTGGAGCGGCTGCGCTAATTCGACTGCGTGCGCTTGGCGTGATTCCGAAAAGCTGCGCGATTTGTGTGGCTTGCTTTAGGCTTTGCCCTTGGATATGGTACCAGGGGTTTGCAACTTTGTCGCCGTGGCGGCTCAAAATTACAACGCCCTCCTTTTTAAGTTTCTCAGTGGCCAAATAATACTGGCGCAACAAGGTGCAATATCCGTGCAATAGCTCTAAGTCACAACCGGCAAGCAAACCATTACGCTGCAGTTCGCGGCAAACCGTTGCCCAAATTTCTGAGGTTTCCCCGTCGAAGCCATCAGGCGCCTTTGGTATTTGGTCCAACGGTAAAACTTTCATTTCGTTCTCGACCAGCCAGCGCTTGTCCTCAGTTCCCTGAAGTTTTTTAATTTCGGTCGGTTTTTTTGGTCTCCCCCTCATTTTAATATGCTATTTAATACAAATATACAAGTATTTTGTTAACTTTATTTTCTCACGGGTGTGAAGAAAAG